TTGGATTGCAAAAATTGTCTGAAGCTTTAAGGGCCATACAACAAAATGTTGATAATACCAATCCTTATATTTTACAATTAATTGAAAAAAAGAAAGTTGCTAGGGGCAAAGATCTTGAAAGCTTGACGCAAATAGTTTTTCAATTAAATAAGGCTGAAAGGTATTTGCCAATGATGGCGGGAATGCAGCAAACACAACCTGATCAAAATTTTAGCCGTTTATTAGAAAAAATGATTGAAGGGCAAAATTTGATTATTTCAAAATTAAGTGCTGAAGAATTTGAGGAAGAAGAAAAGCCAAAGGGCTTGGCGGGTATTTTAGAAAATGAGCAATTTCAACAAATGGCAATTGGTGCTTTGGGATTAATAATAAACAAATTTGCGGCACCTGGACCAATGGCGCCAACTGTGACGGCCTTGGCGGGTATTCCCGACGAACAAAAACAAAAAGCTTTACAAGCAATTGAAATTTTAAGTTGCAAAGATGCAAACTACGGTGACCATTTGTATTATCTGGCTAATATTGACGATAATACTTATAAAATGCTTTTGGGATTTATGAAATAAAAAATATATGGCAATAAGTGAAGATAATAAAAAGTTATTAACAAATGTAGGTATTGCGCTTGCTGCTTATATAGTAGTGATTAGGCCATTATTTCAAAAATTGGGTATTGTTAAAACTAATGAGGAAATACAAAAAGAAAAAAGCGAAGTTGCAAACATTGAGGAAATTGAAAAAAATTTAAATGCCAGGGGCATTGATTTGTCACGAAGTAAAGCAGAATTTGATCAGATTGCAAATGCAATTTACAATTCTTTAAGATTTAGCGCGGTAGCAGATGACAAAGAGGAAGCGGGCTACCAGGTATCAAGAATACAAAACGACGCAGACGCTATTTATTTAGTTAAAACTTTTGGTAAAAGACAAGAATATCTTTTCGGAATTCCTACTGGCTCGCCGATGGGATTAACTGAATTTATTACATCTAATTTATCTAGGGAAAAAATTAACTTAATTAATGATAATTATAAACGCAAAGGAATAAAATTCAGATTTTAATTATGAAAAATAAAAACTTACTAATTATTGGGGCCGTAGTTATTGCAGCGTTTTTTTTCTTTAAAAAGAAAAAAACAGTTGATATTTTACCACAGTTACCAATATTACCACCGCCACCAGTAGACAATTTATTTCCTAGAGATATGTTACCTGATAGGCCAACTTATCCAGGCGGATTGACTGAAGGAATGAGAGTACTTGCAGATAATGGAAACGAACAACAAATTTTACAAGATGGCAAAATATACGGTTTAACTTTAGAACAATGGGCCGCAAGAGGTTATGACGCCCCCACTATTGTAAGTAGTAATATTTTAGATCAAATACCATACGGCGGAGTTTATAATTCAGGATTATAATGAAAAAAAATAAGATATATATTACAATAGCTTTATTATTATTAGGCGTTTATGCTTTTGCAAAAATTAAAAAAAAGCCTAAAAGTCGGGTTATTGTTAGTGATCCTACAAATGTTAATGCTTATTCAATACCAGGCACGACAATGTATGATTATAACTTATCAACACCTTTATTCACATTTAGAAGTGAAATCAAATTAGGTATTTTAGAAGAAGATCCCGATTTGCCATATACTAAAGTGACATTTACGGCTAACAATACTGTTAAAACTGGATATATATATAATAACGACATAACTTTTAAATAATGAAAACAAGCGAAGTTTTAATATACGGGGCAATAATTTTTCTTTTGTATAAAGTATATAAGAATACCCAACCAGGCAGTAATTTAGATTCTATGGATCTACGTTTTAAAAATAAGCCAATTAATTTACCACCATTTGCAATTGTAACGCCAACGTATTGGGACAAAAAACAAATTCAACCAACACCAGGCGAAGTTTTAAGTCCAAGCCAATTAGCTTATTTTAAGTCTAAAAACAAAGCAATTTCAAAACAAATTTATACTTGCTAATTATGAAACATTATACACCCGTATTTATAGCGTATAACACGGCCCAATCTATTCCAACGGATTGTAATAGTATTATTTTTATTAATTCAGGAACTACAAACGCAGTTATTGAAAATGTTATTTTAGCACCTTCACAAAGTTTTGTAATTGATGGTAATGAACTTGAATATACAACAGCTACTTTGCAAATAAATTTTACTGGCGCGGGCCAAAATAATTTGATAGTAGTAAAAAAAATATTTTAAAATTATTATATGGGCTTTCAATTAAATACAAGCGTACTAAATCAAAAAGGCAGTCCAGCAATTTATACAGATACTTTTGCAAATAGACCTGCATTTGGATATGCGGGTAGATTATTTATTTCAAATGATACGGCGGCAATATATGAAGATACTGGAACGGCTTGGGTATTAATAGCCAATGTAAGTAGCGGCGCGGGAACTTTACAACAAGTTACCACAAACGGCAATACATCAAACGTAGGTATATCAGTAACGGCGGGCGGAGTAAGTACAAATAGCGCAACAATTACAAGTTTAACACAAGGATCAGTTCCTTTTGTTGGTGCGGCTGGATTAATTACTCAAGATAATGCTAATTTATTTTTTGATGATACAAATAATAGGCTTGGTATAAATACAAATACGCCTGGCAATACTTTAGACGTTCACACGGCTGGAACTAATCCAATACTAGCTTTAAATAACACGGCGGGTAATCAATCGGCTATTTCATTTTTAAATACTAGCGTTTCACAATGGCGCATAGGAAATAAGGCAACAACCAATACTTTTGATATTTTTAATTTTATTTTAAATAATCACGCTATAAGAATTAATAGCGGAGATAATTCAATAGAAATAACAAATAATATTAACGTCCAATCAAATGGATCTATTTTTGGAAGTAATGCTAATGGAAGCGATCCATTTAGAATACAAGCAAATAACGTTCAAAAAGTAATTCGTTTTTTAAATTCTGCGGCTGGTACGGCTGATTTATATGTTGCTGGTACTTCAACTAGTTCAGCATTTTATTTTAGTACTTTTTCAACTGCAAATGCTTTAAGGATTGAAAATAGCGGAGCCGTTTTAGTTAATAATCCAACTGATGACGGCGTAAATAAATTACAAGTTAATGGAAATGGTACATTTTCAGGGAATTTAGGAATAGGGTTAACAAGCCCATCTACTTATTTACATATTAAAGGAGATAATACAAGCTCAAGAGGTCAATTATCAATTCAATCAAGTAATTTATCAAATGCTGCATCTGCAACTTGGTATTATAATACTACACTTCAAGGACAAATTGGTACTACTTCAGGAGATTTTTTTATTGAAGCAACAAGTAATTTATTATTTTTAACAGGTGGTTCAACTAAAGTTTTTTTATCAAGCTCTGGAAATTTTTTAATTAATTCAATTATTGATGATACAATTAATAAATTACAAGTAAGCGGAAGCGTAAAAGCTACTGGATATCAAAGTTATAACGGTAGTGTAACTATTGTTTCTACTGGCGTATCAACAATTTATACAGTTCCTACAAATACTTCTGGAGATGGAGTATATTATGTTTATTGCAGAGTAAACGGGGGTTCTGCTATATATATGGCAAGTGCAATTGTTAGTGCATTAGGTGTAACAAATGAATTATTTATTAGTAATACAAGAACTGGGGCAAATGTTGCTTTAACTGTTTCAGGAAGTACAATAAGAATAACAAATTTAGGATTTGGAACTTTAACTTGGCAGTGGTCAATATTATATCAACCAGTAGTTTAAAAATAATTATATGAAACAAATACAACCCGTAATATTTCCTTTAAATTTAGGAACTGCAACAATTTTAAATTGTGTAGGATCAGATAATTTTAGTACAAGCGTAACTATATATTATCAGTTATTAACTGAAACTAATACACAGTTACAAAGTGGTAATTTAAATATGAGTGGTTTTAATTATGAAGCTTATAACACAAGTCAAGACGGAAACGAATATATTTACAATTGGAGTGCGCAACAAATTGGCGTTACCTTAATTTAATCTATAAACTTACAAACAAAATCAATGAAAAAAGAGGAAGCCTTGCAAATTATTAAAGCTTTAATTGATGCAAGTATAAAAAAAGGAGTTTTTGAAAATATAGATACTGCAATTAAAATTTCTGAAGCTTTTAATTTAATTTGTAATGAATTAATAGAAAATAAAAATGCAAATTAATTTGGAAAATTTTTTTTATATAGGATCATTTATCGGCACAATAATTTTTATTGGTAGTTTTTATGGAACTACAAAAAAAAAATTATCAGAAATAGAAGTCGATATGAAAGAGATAAAATCAGATCGTATCGATATTATCGACAAATTAGCCAGGATTGAAACAAAATTGGATTATTTAAATAAAGAAAAATGAATAATTGGAAAACAACATTGGGGGGGGTACTAGCTGCAAGTTCTGAAGTTATACCCGTAAGTACTGGAATTCAGGGCCTAATTAGAGCCATTGGTTTATTATTGCTAGGATGGGCCGCAAAGGATCACTCAAAGAGGTTAAATGACGCAGCAAAATAAAATAATTTTAATAATACTAGGAATTTTGGGTATAACTGCAATTACTAAGGGATCAGGATTAACCAAAGCTTTAAATTTTATAAAAAAAGCTGAAGGGGGATTATATTTAAAAGCTTATCAGGATAGCGGCGGCGTTTGGACAATTGGCTACGGATCAACATATGACTTTGACAAACAAAGAAAGGTTCAGCAAGGCGATATTATTACGGCAGAGCAGGCCCAAAAATGGCTAGAAATTACAACTAGTAAAGACGCGGTTGAAATTAAAAATTTGGTTAAAGTACCATTAAATAACAACGAATTGAATGCTCTAATTAGTTTTGTTTATAATGTAGGTATAAATGCTTTTAAAGCTTCAAGTTTACTTAGGTTATTAAATAGCGGTACAGATAAAAAGCTTGTTGCGGACCAATTTGATAGATGGGTTTATGACAATGGAGTAAAAATAAAGGGATTAATTAGTAGGCGGAATGCAGAAAAAAAGTTATTTTTGAGCTGATTTTGTAAATTAAGGATTTTCATAGATTTAATCAGGGTATTTCTATACTCTGATTTTTTTTTGTCAAAAATTAGGTTATATGAAAATAATTATATAATCTTTGTTTATCTATAATCTTTAAATTTAAACAAAATGATCAAAGCTACATTTCGCTTTTTCTATGGAAGCGAGGACCAACGTACATTGTATTCTTATACAATTGAATTAAATTCCCTATTTTTTACTGCCGCTTTTGTTGAAAGCAACAATATTGTTAGTTTTTTACAGGTTGCTGGATGCGACATTTTAGATGTTAAATTAACTGAATGGCCTAATTAGGCCTATTTTTTTACTTAAAATTTAAAATAATGGAATATACTGCCTACAAGGGTTATACAATTGTTTATAACCCAAAAACAAAAATTTTTGTAATTTATCCTTTTAACCAGGAGTATAAAACTTTAAAAAGTGCAAAGGCCTGGATTGAGTATTTAATTAAATAATCCTTAAAAAAAAATTTATGAAAAGAGATTTAATACTATTTATTATACTAATCATTTTTGCTTTATTAGCTGACAGTTTAATAAACTTTTAATGATAGATAACCCTTTATATCTTGAACTTCAAAAAAACGCTTATAA